TCTTGCGTAACCCATACGAGATTGGTTGGAACACACGTAAGAAAATCATGGACAGATTAGAAGAATATTTTGAAGGAGCTGGAATTAAATGAATTTAAATGATCCAATTAAAAAAAGACAAATCGAACGTGAAGAGTTAATCCGATTAGTTCAAAACTGGTTTGTAGAACGTGGTTTGGATACGCTGGACGGAAGTGGCCAGCTAACCAAACTACAGGAAGAAGTAGACGAATTGAAAGAAGCATATATCCATATCAACCGCGATGAAGAGATTGACGCGGTTGGAGATATTACAGTAGTGCTAATCGGATATTGCATGCAGCGTAATCTTGATTTCATGGAGTGCCTAGAAAGTGCTTATCACGAGATTAAGGACCGAAAAGGTAAAGTCATCAATGGTGTGTTCGTGAAAGAGGTGCAGTAATGGATTTTGGGGATTTTGCGAACATTAGTAAAGAATTAGCTGAAAATGCAAAAATCAAAGAGGCAGTAAAACATCCAAATCATTATCAAGGCATTAACGGGTTAGAAGTGTTCACCGTAATGGAGAATTTCATCCCAAAATACGAGAACTCGTTTGATGGATATATTGCAGGTAACGTTTTGAAGTATGTGCTGCGAGCGCCCAGCAAAGGTAAAATGCTCGAGGATCTAAAAAAAGCAAAGGAACATTTGGACTTGTTAATTGAAAGGTTAGAGGATTAATTATGAAAACAAATCAATTATGGGTAATATTTTGGCAAATAATAACATACACGATTTTAATGCTTAATGTGTTTGGAATTAGCAGAATTCATATCTTGTTCGCTATCGTTACGTTGTTCAACGGAATGGTAGCTGGATACGAGAAAGAAAAGGAAATCAGAAGTCTAATCAAAATGGACGCTAAAGAATTCGAAAAGTACCTTAAAAGTATTGAGGAGGACCAATCATGAAAGAGAAATCAGAGCTTGATAAATTAAAAGACGATGTGCATTACTTGATTGTGGCGCATTGCAAGTACAAGGATATTTCGATGTATGAACGAGCGTTGAAACAGTTCCAGGAAGATATTGGATATGGCCAGTTAGAAGATATGAGCTACGATGAACGATTCGCTTTCTTGCTGGGGTTTGAAACGTCGTTGAAGGCGATAGAAACTATTACTTTAAAAGAAAGTGATAAGATCAAGAATGCAGCTCGGAGATTAGATAAACCGCTCGAGCAATGTGGACTAATGAGTGCGACTTAAGGAGGATCAGAATGATGGAAGATAAAACACAACATGAGGCTCTTATGGAAGAGTTGCAAAAAAAAGTGGAAAATTTCAGAGTTGGATTTGCAGAAATTGGAGAAAGATTTTCAAAATTATTACTTGATATTGAAATTTCTGAGGAAGAGGAAGATACATGGGAGATGAAATGCCCGTATAAGATTGAAGACGAATACTGGATAATTTGTGACAGTGGGGAATTTGAAAAGGTAATTTGGAATGACCACAACCTCGACAAGAAAGTATTCAAAGCAGGCAACGCCTTTCCAACCAAACAATCAGCCGAACTAGAATCTAAACGCAGAAACCTACTAACACGATTCAGAGCATTTCGTGATGAATGTAATGGGGATTGGAAGGCGAATTGGAATGATGTCACACACAGAAAATACTATGTATTCTATTCAGAAACTAAAAATGATGTTTGTGTTACTTATATCGTTTTTGATAAACGTTTCCACACTTTCGGTTATTTCAAAAATGGAGATGACGCCTATAAAGCAATCGAATTGTTTGGTGACGAAATCAAAGCTCTATTTGTAGATTGCGAGGCGTAGGGTTAAATGAAAACAATTAACGAAATACAAGACCATAAATTGGTGTTTGATGAACGAAATGATTCCCAAATATATGCATTTGATTTAAAACGTGAATGGAACTTATTAGATGTAGACCAGAGAAGTGATTGGCGGACTCTAAAAGAAAGAAAAATCAAATTATCTGTTGAGTCTATATTGGATTGGATATATGAATATATGGAACAAGACGGATATGAAGACATGTTTGTTCATTTGTGGAATGACACGTCTGAAGAATTTAAACAACGAATGCAAGGGCTACTTGATGAAATTTCTAATTTTCCAAGTGCGAAAGTCTATGACATTGATGAAGATGTCAATCCATTTGTGGATTTAGAGGAGGAATAACAATGCACATTACTATGTTTTTAAAAAACGGACAAACATTAAGATTTGAAGACGTGACAAACTTGAAGAAAGAAGAAAAATTCTATAACATTATTACTTTTAATTATTTAAGTATGTCGGATTTCAAAAAGAAAAGAGCACTCTTTAGCATTAAAGAAGTGTTAGGTTTATCAGTTGATAAGGAGGATTTCGATGTTAACAGTTTACTCTAAACCAAATTGCATCCAGTGCGAGATGACAAAAATGTGGCTTACTCAAAATAAAATTCAATTTGAGTCAGTGGATGTATCTGAGCATCCAGAAAAGCTAGAAGAAATTAAATTAAACGGTTTCCAGCAGCTACCAGTAGTTGCGTTAGATGAACACTTCGACAATGCCTGGTCTGGATTCAATGTAGACAGATTAGAAGAATTGAAGGAGAGCTGCTAATGGAAAGAATGAGTCCAGAAGAACGAATGGTATTAAGGCTGATTCCAGTGAGTGATACTCGACGAATTAACCGAGTGGACATTTCAAGCATTACTAAGCTGTCGGAACGTAGAGTTAAGAAAGTAATTGATACGTTAGTTAACAGATACGGCATTGTGATTATCGGAGAACGTAACGGCAGGACTGGATACTATATCCCAGAAACAGACGAGGCACGTAAAGACGGAATTAAAACTATGAGGTCTCAAGCGATTAAAGAATTCAAACGAGTGAGCCGAATTTTAAAAGGCGATTTGAAAGCTCACGAAAAATATTTGGAGGTAAATAAATGATTAATCACGTAGTAGTAGTTGGCAGACTTACTAAAAAGCCAGAACTTAAATTTACAGCAAACGGTACTAAATATACGCAGTTCATCGTTGCAACACAGCGTAACTTCAAGAATAAGGACGGAGAGTACGAAGCAGATTTTATTAATTGCCGGTTGTGGCGCACAGCTGCTGAAAACTTTACTAAATTTACAAACAAAGGCTCGCTTGTAGGGATTGAAGGAAGGATTCAAACGAGTAGTTATGATAAGGATGGAAAAACAGTCTACATCCAAGAAGTATTAGCGGAAGGATTTTCATTATTAGAAACTAAGAAGACAGTTGAATCAAGAAACAATCAGCCTGTATTCAATAGCAACGAAGCTGAACCAATCGAATTCAGCGAGGATGACTTACCGTTCTGAGGGAGGAGTTAGATGAAGCTAGATACTAAGGCAACGATTAAAGGAGTAGCGGAAGTATTAGAACATTACAAGACTCTCAAGAAGATTGCAGGAGAGAATTATGTGAGCAAGATTACAGCAGTATTCTCATTCGAGCCTAGAAGCTACACAGGAACTGTGCGAAATCCGATTGAAGAACATATCACCAGACAAGAAACAGCCAGAAGCTACATGGATAAAATAGAGCAAGCTGTTAATAAGATACGTGATCCGTATCGCAGGCAAGTTATCGTTGAAAAATATATTAAGAGTAACGTGAGCGACATTGCTATATATATGGATTTAGGTTATTCATCGACTGAATTCTACAGATTACTGGATAAAGCAATGATAGAATTTGCCCATTATTATGATGGAGGCTCATTCTTAAAGTACGAGAAAGGAAAGAATATAGAAGACTTGTTTTCGTTCTTGGGAGAAATTTGAAAGTAATTTGAAAGTTTAACAATGTAGAATTAAGTTATAATGTTAATGTAGAAAAAGTAGGTAGATAAAGATGAAGCTGCGGAAACAGCTACATCAAAGCCGGTCCTGAAAAAGGTGTATACAAGTTAGCAGCATGGACGACTGCTAACAATGCCGTGTTGGATGTAGAGTGGTTCGACTCCACTCACGGTAATTCCCCAGATAAACCAACAAAAACTGTCAAAGAGCGTGCTGATGAGTACGCTCTTTAGTTTTTAAGAAAGGAAACAGTATGAACTTCGTAGAACCTATTCGCGATCCTGATGACATCCAGGCTATGAAAGATTACCTAAAAGAATGGAACGAACGTAATTACATGCTGTTCGTATTTGGAATTAATCTTGGATTAAGAATCAGTGACATTATTAAATTAAAAGCTAAGGATGTTCAAGGACAGTATGTGAACATCCGAGAGTTAAAGACAGGCAAGATTCTCAAAAGAAAGATGAACAAGTCTTTCAAAAAGGAAGTACAAGAGTACATCAAAGATATGAACCCTCATGATTATCTATTCAAAAGCAGAAAAGGAAAGAATAAAGCAATTACTCGTGAAGCTGCTTATTACATTCTAAAGGCTGCAGCAGAAGATATTGGAATCGAGAATGTTGGAACACATACGATGCGCAAAACATTTGGGTATCACCACTACAAGAACAATAAAGACGTAGCCCTGTTGATGGTTCTATTTAACCATGCAAGTCCGGATATCACACTTCGATACATTGGAATCCAGCAAGACCAACAGGATAAATCAATGGACGATTTTTACTTGTAGAGCTGTTTAATTTAACATATTGAGAATTTGTAAATTCAAAAAAGAAAAGTTAAATAAACATTATTAAATCAATGGTTTCGAGCGTTGCTCGAATTTAACACAATATAAGATATGTGAAATTCAGAAATACCCCCGTACCCTTGAATATTTAATACCCCCGCCCCTTTAAAAACGGCGGTATGACAATAAAAACACCCCCATATAATTAAGACCCGAAGGGTTAAAACGACCCTGGTGCATAAAATTTAATTAAAGGATGAATTGAAATGGTAAGACCAGATAGGATTGGACCACATCGAGTAGCCTTCGAAAAGAATAAGAAGAAGATATTCAAGACGCAGAACGTCTGCGGAATTTGTGGAAAGCCTGTAGACTTCAAGCTTAAGTATCCACACCCACTGTCACCAGTGATTGACCACATCGTACCAATAAACAAAGGTGGACATCCAAGCGACATTGAGAACCTACAGCTCGCCCACTGGACGTGTAACAGGCAAAAATCAGATAAATTATTTAATCAAGCGCGTGAAGTAAAACAAGTCCTAGGGAACCGCAATTTGCCACAGACGAGAGATTGGGCAAATTACAAACCTGAGTGATAGGGGGGAGGGGAACCTACCTCGTGGCTCTGGCGACCTCCCAGGCAGTATTGTACAAATTTTCTCGCGCCAAAACTCAAAAAAAGGAGAAATGAAAAATGGAATTGAAAGGTAAAGCGTACCTCCGTCGAAAATTGAACGGATATCGCAGTAGAGTACAACTAAGATACAATTATTACTCGATGAAGCAAATCGACAATACAGACGGAATCACTATCCCAGCTCAAATCAGAGATAAGTACAAGACGGTTCTTGGGTGGACAACTAAGGCTGTAGATAGCTTGGCTGACAGATTGATTTTTAGAGAGTTTGCGAACGATGATTTTAATGCTAATGAAATTTTTCAATATAACAATCCAGATATCTTTTTCGACTCAGCAATTCTATCTGCATTGATTGGATCATGCTGCTTTATCTACATTTCTAAAGACGAAGAGGGAATGCCTAGATTACAAGTTATTGAGGCAAGCAATGCAACAGGAATTATAGATCCAATTACTAATTTGCTAACAGAAGGGTATGCGGTTCTTAAACGAGACGATTACGAGAGACCTTTATTAGAAGCGTACTTCACTCCTGAATTTACTATCTTTTATCCAAAAGGAGAAGAGCCTTACTCGATTGAAAATCCAACAGGTATTCCACTGCTGGTGCCTATTATCCATAGACCAGACGCAGACAGACCGTTTGGGCGTTCAAGAATCACGCGTTCTGGAATTGATTATCAGAAAACAGCTCAAAGAACTATTGAACGTTCAGAAGTAACGGCTGAATTCTACTCATTCCCTCAGAAATACGTTTTAGGAGTGAGCCAAGAAGCAGAAACAATTGAGAGTCTTAAAGCAACTATCTCAAGTTTTATCATGTTCACTAAAGATGACGATGGAGATAAACCTTCAGTTGGTCAGTTCACGGCTGCAAGCATGACACCTTTCGTTGAGCAACTGAAAATGGCAGCGGCAGGCTTTGCTGGTGAAACAGGATTAACACTTGATGACTTAGGATTCGTTTCTGATAATCCATCTAGCGTTGAGGCTATTAAAGCAAGCCATGAGAATTTGAGACTCGCAGGAAAAGCTGCACAACGTTCTCTAGGTTCAGGATTTTTAAACGTTGCTTATGTAGCTGTGTGCTTACGTGATGATTTCAGATTTATGCGTAAGGAATTCTCAAAAACTGTAGTTAAATGGGAACCGCTGTTCGAAGCGGATGCATCTACATTGACTATGCTCGGAGATGGAGCAATTAAGCTAAACCAAGTGCTTCCAGGATATATCACAGCAGAAACTATTCGCGATTTAACAGGAATTAAAGGAGCTGATGTGAATGGATGATATCGTTCCAGAACTTCTTGAGAAAATCAAAGCTGATTTTTTTGAACAGGCTGAAAAAAGCGCAGAATTAGAGAGATTACTACTTCTAGTGAGAAGTGGGAAAGCTAACTTTATAGACGCTCATGGATTTGCAACTAAATTAGGTCAGATTCTTTCTGAGTCGCTTCAAAATAACATTAGTGGATTAATCCTTCCTGATGGAAAGATGCATTTTAATATTGCTAGTCGTATTTTAAATGAAACACTGGGTACTAATCACAAGATGGTAAGTACATACGCTAAACAGGTTCAAGAAATTTTAAATAAGGAGGCTGGGATTGGATTAAAATCTATCCAGGCTCCAATCAATCAAGAAAGGATTGATGGATTAGTAAATCGTTTGTCATACGAAGAAAAGTTCGACGATGTGTCATGGATTCTTAAAGAACCTATTGTTAATTTTAATCAAAACATTGTGGATAATCACATCAAAGTAAATGCAGATTTCCATTTTAAATCAGGGTTAAAACCAAAAATTGTTCGTACAACTGACGGTAATTGTTGCGCTTGGTGTAGTAAATTAGCTGGTGTTTACACTTACCCAGGTGTTAACAAAGATGTGTTTAGACGGCATGATAGATGTACTTGCACAGTAGATTATCATCCAGGGGATGGGAAACGGCAAAATGTTTGGACTAAGAAGTTGACTGATTTGTCTCATAGTGGTACAAATAATGTGAAAGATATAGAGTTTGATACTTCTGTTTACGAACACAATTTAAATGGTACTGTGAAAATTCATAGAACAGTTAATCACAGGTTGCCGGACAATGCTAAACCGTTTGAAATTATTGATGTGATAACTAAAAAAGGTGGAATTTCAAGGACTTTTCATGATGGTGAAGGTAAAAGGGCGTTACGTATAGACAATTCAGATCATGGGCAACCCAAATATCATCCAATGGGAGCTCATAAGCATATAATAGAATATGATGCTTACGGATTGTATATAAAGGATGGAAAGCCTATTAGATTAACAGTAAAAGATAAATTTGAGAATGGTGATATATTATGACTAGAGAAGAAATAAAAAAATTTTTAAATTCTGATATAGAATTTTATTATAATGACAAAGGGGCTGCTTTCTTGCCTATCGGAGTATATGTGGTAGGTTATGATAATCAAGGATTAGAGTATAGTACGCTGGATGAAGCCATTGATGCAAAAGTTTTCGATGGTAAAAGTTTAGTGGATATTTGGGATATTATATTACCTCAAATCAGTTAAAAACAGAAAGGATGAGTGAATGGCTAGAAAGAAATATGGGAATCAGCTTCCTACACAATCAGTCATCCTGCCTTACGTTAAGAAAAGGTCTCTCAGCAAGGAAGCTATAGAAATTTATGA